AGTTCTAACTTTTCTAAAAACTCTGGAATAATCGAATTGGCAGCAGATATCATTGTGTAACGAGTAAAAAGTATCTTATGTCCCTGTTCGAACGTTAGAAAGGCTAAAAATGTGGTTATAGCGAATGATTTACCACTTCCTCTACCTCCTGTTATAACAAAATACCTAGTATCATTACCAAGAGCGTTATATTTCTTATTCAGTATCGGCTTCTTCATCGTTAGATAATTCTATAGTTTTGTCATCTGATTGATTTCCTGTAAAAAGGTTTTTAATATTAATATTCACCTTTTGTTGTTTCTCTTCAGGAGTGTCAAGTGGCTTACCATATTTATATTCAAAGAGTAGTTTTAAATGAGGAAAAGAGTTTTTAGCTTGTTCTGCTAATGATTCCCAAGCTTCTTCCTCGCTTCCAAATACTTTTGCCATTGCGTTAAGAGCGTAGATTCCGACTCGTTTTCGCTTGGCATCGTTAATAGCAGCAGAAGATGTGGGTCGTACAACAGACACGTTTCTAACGCCTGGTTTTCGTCCATTGTTTCTTCTTCCGTCATTTTCTTTGACATATTTATATTGTTTAGGTTTTCTTCCCATGTTTTATATATATATAACTGATAGCATCCCAAATTGCATCATTTATCTCTTTCTTACTATATACTTTTGTTCCCATTTTTTTAATCCCATCCTTCTCAACAATGATTTTAAATTGATGACAAAGAGGACTACAATCCCCAACAGGCTCCCTATAAATCCTATAACCATTGTCAATGCACCACCGAGCATGACTTTGATTGTAACCTGTATTATATTTACCAAGTTTCCATTTTTTGTTGTACTCATCAATCTCTTGCAGTGACCTCTTTTTCATTTAAGAATTTATCTATTTTTCTTTTTAATTCAAAGTATTTATTCTTCCAATATGTATCTGGATTATCTATGTAATCTGGACTCATTGAATCAGAATCTAAATCTTGTTTTATTGTTATGTATGATTTCCAATAATTATCTTTATAAAAAGCCATAGATGCAAATTGCTTTAATCCAACGTAAACAGATGCATGGTCCTTATTTACTTCTCTACCTATTCTTTCAAGTGTATGATGAGTATATTCTCTGCAAAGTTTATAATATATTACTCTGCCGTAAACACATTCTCTTAATCTGCGTTTACTTCTAATGTCAACGTCAAGGTGTCTTGACACTTTATCAGCTAATGATTTTAATGTAAAATTATTCATATTTAGATTTTAAGTTTAGTACTTCTTTTTGAATTTCGCTATATTTTTTGTCTTCACTAAATTCTAATGCCCTGACAATTCCTTCACAATATTCATACATTTCTTCTTGTTCGTATTTATATATCTCTTGCTCTATCTCTTCCAAAGGAACTCCCATTATGACATCCACAAGAGTTAAATAATATGCTTGTTCTATTCTACTCTTATAAACATTAAATGGTTCCTCTTCTAACAAACTCATTGGGGTCTTGTATTTTATTTACAAAATAGTCTTGGTAAGTTTTGCAGACCTTTTGTAATTTACGTTCAGCTCTTTGCATTGACTCTTCACTGCAATCATATATTCCTATTTCTCCTGTACCTTTTTCTATTACAAGAAATGTAAAGTTAGTAACATTAAATAGTTTAGAATATATATAACACTGCATATCATAGTGCCAAGTATTTTTAGCTGTCCATAACCAACCATCAAGTTTAGATGTAGTTTTTAAATCTATTACGTGATTATCTTTTAAATAATCAGCTTTACCTCGAAAAGGAAAACCAAAAAGCTCACCAATCATGGGTACTTCTGGGCTTCCTCCTCGTAGTAATTCACTCGCTTCTGTATTCCTGTTCATTGTGTTTAGTAGTGACGTAAACGTACTATATTCTTTTTGTAGCATTACTTCTTTGCCTTCATTCTCTTTTACAGCATCTTTAAACTTATTTGTATATCTAGTAGAAGCATCTACAAATAAATAGCTGTCATCTATTTTTTCTGGTTCAAGAGCCATCATGTGAAACAATCTACCTTCCCTTAAAGCTGGAACATTATTTCCTGATTCACCTAATGAATTTAAATATACTTTGGGAGAATCAAGTAACTTTTTAGCAGAAGATGATGATAAAGCAGTCTTACCTAAATATCCATAGTAAAAACTATCATCATACATCTTTGATATAATTTCTTCTTTACTCCAAGTTTTTCCGTCTAGTAATGTAATTTGTGTATTCATAATTAAGTCTAATATTATTGCATCCAATTATTTATTTTTTTCTAATAGTTTCTGTAAGTTAGCCAATGCTCTCCAAGCTACTTTAGCATCATGATATAAACCATCATCGTCTAAAGTTCCACAGTCAACTAAATGTCTTGCAAGTGCATCTAATTCATCCTGTGATTTACTTCTATCCCAATGTAGAGGTGTGCCTGGATTATGCTGCTCGTTTCCAATAAAAGAAACTCTGCTAACGTATTTAATAGCATCAGGAAAATATTTTATAACACCAGAATAAACTGGCATTTCTTTTCTTAATTTATGTTTACTCTTTTTCAAAACTTACACTTTTTGCATTTCCAAAACTCTCCTAACTTATTTATTGTATAAATAAAATCTACTGGTTTGTCAAGCTCTTTCCATTTACCTACTCTATCCCAGATATAAGTTACTTCGCATTTATCTAAAGGTACATCTTTTTTATCATCTTCAAAACTATGAGACACTTTTAGTATAGCTGCATCTTTTCCGAGATTAGCACACCAAGCATCTGCAATGCGTTCAAGAAGTAATCTTTGACCTGTAGGTATATAAGCATCTTTGTACTTAACTTCAATTAAAATAAGAAACTTATTATCAAACTCTAATACTGCATCTATATCTGATGGGTGCATCTTTCCATTTTGCACACCAGTAAAGTCAAGTACCTGTCTAACTCTATCGCTATTTTTTATTAGGCTGTTCATACTTATCAAATAAAGATTTTAACTTATTGAGTTTACCAGCAAAACAACTTCCACAATTTGTTGCTTTATCTTTTACATTAAAAACTCTATTATATATAGCAAGTAATTCATTTTGCTCTACACCTGTTATTCTGTTTTTATTAGCTGCATAAAATTCAGAAAGATAATTATATTCAGGCTCTGTTAAACAATTAGGTCTATTATAAGGAAACATCTTATTTAATGTTTTCTTTCTTTCATCACATCCGCAGTCTTTTCCCAGAGCATCAAATACTCCATCAACTGCTGCTTTAATTCCTGTAGCTTTAGTTATTTTTTCTACAGTGTCACCAACGCCATCTGATTGCTTTTCATATTTAGCAACCCACTCTTTATAACGTTTGGTTCTTTTGTCGTTTGGTTTGGGTGGTATTTTATTCATCGTTTTTATTAATTAAGTGAAAATCTCCGTTTAAATAATCTTCAAAGTCTTCACCAAACTTTGATTTGATTATGTCTTTATAGTTCTTACAACTATTAAAAATAGATGTAACACTAATATTAGTTTCTCTAGCAAGTTTTCTCATACTAATATCAGTTTCATAGTAAATCTTAAATAGTTTTCTATCGTACCAATGCTCCCATCCTTCTACTTCTACTTGTATCTTTTTAAGTATTTTCTCTTCTGCAGATTGTTTAACATAATTATAATTAGTTTCATCACTACCATCTACAACTTCAAAATTAACCTCATAATCATCTATTCTAATTATCTTATGCTTTCCTTTTGCTTTAGAATAGTCAGTCCATAAATTCTTTAAAGTAATATATATGTAAAATTTATTGACTTCTTTTTCATTATACATAATTTTCTCTGGTTCTTTTATGTATTTATTTAATCGGATATACATTTCATGTACGAAATCCTCAACAAGATGTTTTGGTATTCCAATAGAGAGACCCATTGCAATCCAAGTACTATGGTTTTTTGATAATAAATCAAGCATTTTTAAACATAAATATATTAATCCAAACTATACCTAAACTAATACGTATTAAGTCTGCAGTAACATCAAATTCAGGAATCTCTATGTCTTCTACATAGTCTATTCCCAGAACAAATCCTTTTATAAATTCTAATTGTATATTCATTCGTATTCAAATTGTACTCTTATTTTATCTTCTGGACCATAATATTTAGCCATATTGTTTATTTCTACAATATTTTGGTCTTGCTGGTAAATAAGCCCTTCTAACGCATCAAAAAAAGCTTTATTGAGATTATCTTGTAAATCTGGTTTTGTGACTTTAGGAGCCTTTAAAATGCGTCTCTTCTTTGCCATAGTTTTTGGATAAGCATATACATATTCAATATGGTTTACTTTGATAGGACATCCTGCAGGTATTATGTTGAAATTTTTAGGCAATTGATTTTCTATTAAAGTTCGTACATATTTTTGATAATCTAAAACTTTTTTAGGTTTATATTTAATTCCACCCCTACCAATTCTTACAGATTGATGAGCCAATGGACGTAGGTTTAGTTCAAAAGATAGTATCATAAATTAATAAATGTTTCTCTATTTATAGATTGTGGTATAGTATCCTGTATATAAGGAAGACCATCTGACTCTATTCTAAAAGCAAAGTCTTCAAAAGGATATCCTCTAGCCCTTCTGCATTTAACGACTGCTAAATCTCTATCATCAGGAGATAATTGCAGGCTAATTTGCGTTTCAGTTTTCTTTTCCATAAACGAC